AGGTGCTTTTATTATGCCTAAAAGTCTTAGAAATAAGGCTTTTTTTTATTTTAATTAAAATGTGTCTTTAGTCCTAATGGGTTAAAGGGACAAATAGGAGGAAATTAAAATGTTAAAAAAAGAATTACTAGAGTTAATAAAAGATATTGAAGATGATAAAGACGTAGATGAAATATTAGCTACTTCTGAACTGGCAAATAAATTTGGTGGTTTAGATATGTTTAAACAGAAAATAAATACTGATAAAGATTTTAAATCTTTTGTAGATAGTTTAAAAGACCAGCACTTAAATAAAGGATTGGAAACATGGAAACAAAATAATTTACAAAGTCTAATAGATGGAAAAATTAAAGAATTATATCCAGAAGATGATCCAAAGGATACTGAATTAGTGAAATTAAAACAAGAAATGGAGAATATGAAGAAAGAGAAAATAAAAGAGCAGCTAACCAATAAAGCTCTTAAAATAGCTACTGAAAAAGGTCTACCAACTGATTTGGTAGATTATTTTATTGGACAAGATGAAGAAACTACAAATAAAAATTTAGAAACTTTAGAGAAGGTATTTACTGATAAGTTAGAAACTACAGTAAAAGAAAGACTTAAGGATAATTCTTATACACCACCGAGTGGAGGAAGTGATCCAGAAGGTGGTTTAGATTTCATATCTGTAATAAAAGACAATCAAGTAAAAAGAGATTAAAAGGAGATGTATGAATTATGGCATATTTAAAAGATGAATTACAAGGGTTTGTTCCAGTAGAACAGGCAAATGGAATAATGAAAGATGTAGCTAGAGGTTCTTCTATATTAAGGTTATCTAAAGTTGAACCTATGAAGTCGGATAAGAAGAAATTTTCTATAATGGTGGATGGTCCAGGAGCTTACTGGGTTGGTGAAACTGAAAGAATACAAACATCTAAAGCAGAATGGATATTTCCAGAGATGGAAGCTAAGAAATTAGCGGTAATAATTCCAGTAACAAAAGAAAAATTAAATGATACTACTATAAATGTATTTGGAGAGATGAAAACAGCTATAGCTGAAGCTTTTTATAAAGCCATAGATAGTGCGTGTTTGTTTGGTAGTAATTCTCCATTTAAGAAAAATATTTATGGTGTTGCTAATGATGGTGGTAATAAAATTGCACTTGAAACTAATGGAGCTGGAAAGTTAGATTTGGATATAAGTGATGTTATGGCACTTGTGGAAGCTGATGGGTTAGATGTTAATGGTTTTGCTGGACATTATGGACTTAAAAATTATTTAAGAAAACTAAGAGATGCTAATGGAAATGCCTTATTTGTTCCAGGAGTAGGACAGAATGAATTATATTCTAATCCTATAGAGTTCGTTAGAAATGGAGGTTGGGATAAAACAAAAGCTGAATTAATAGGTGGTAACTGGATGTATTCTCTTGTGGGTATGAGAGCAGGTATTGAGTATGAAATACTTAAAGAAGCAACATTACAAAGTGTTACTATGGGAGATAATAAACCATTATCTTTAGCAGAGAATGACATGGTAGCAATAAAAGCTACAATGAGATTAGGTTTCTTACCTATAAAAGATAAGGCATTTGCTTTATTGACACCAAAGGCTGGAGCATAAGAGGAGTGAAACTCCTCTATTTTAATTTAAAGGGGGAATGTGAAAGTGAACAAATATTGTAAAGGTAAAAGAACAATATATGCTACTGAAAGGGCATTTGAAGTAATATATAAAGACCAAGGTTTTAGACTTGTGAAGGAAAAAGCTAAAGATGATGAAAGTGTTAAAGATAATGAATCTACTGATGATAAAGAACAGGAAAATGATGAAAAGTAGGTGATTTAATGACTACTGAACAAAGAAAAGCTAGTCTAGTTATTAAAAATTATCTAAACAAAGATTTAGAAGATAATTATATATTAGAAAATTATGATTTAGCAGTGGATCAATTAATTCAAAATGCTGCTAAGTTAGAAAATATAACTCCAGGAGTTAAATCCATGTCCGAAGGTAACCAATCAATATCCTTTGAAAGTGGTGCTGGTGCATGGAGTATAACAGAAGATGTTAAAGCTTTATTACCTACGCCCTACGTAAGGATGTGGTGATATGGGAGTTTTATTTAAAAATGCAGATATAACTATATATAATAAGTGGTATGATTCTGTAAATGATATGGATAAATATCAGAGGACAGTTATAAAAGGTGTAAACTGGCAAGGGAAAAGGAATGGTACTGTTAGCGATAAAGGTTTATTACTTGCAGATAGTGCACTTATATTTATAGATAAGTTAGATAATTATATTAGTCCTAAGAGATTTGCAAGATTAACTCCAGAAGAAAGACCTAACTATTTTACTTTTAGTGTTGGAGATAAAATAGTTAAGGGTGAGGTTGATTTTGAGGTGACAGGAATATCACCATATCGAATAAGTGATTTAGAGAAAAACTTTGATGATGTTATAGATATTAAATCTGTTAGTAAATTATCCAGCCATTTTGAAGTGGAGGGGGTATAGTGGCAACTACGGTTAAAATTCAAATAGATAAGACAGAAAAAATACTCCTAAAACGATATTTAAATAAAAATGGTGAAGCACAGGTTAAGTTTACTAAAGAAGTGGCCAAAGAATGTAATAACTATGTACCATTTCTTACTGGTAGATTAAAAGATATGAGTGTTGAATTAAAAGCAGATAAAATAATTTGGAGTGCTCCGTATGCTAAAAAACAATATTACCTTAATAAAGGTGGCAATAGAGGAGCTTTAAGGGGTAAGTATTGGGATAAAAGAATGTGGAGTGACAAAGGAGATAGAATTGTACAAACAATAGCCGATTTTGCTGGAGGTAGAAAAAGATGATAATAGATTCTTTAAGAAATTATATGAGAAAATGTCCACATTTAGATACTTTTAATAATGCTATAAGGGTAAATGTAAATTATCTAGAACCTAATGTAGATACTTACTCTATAGAAGAAATCCCAATAGAACCTGTAATAAAGAAGTATGTTAATGGAGATAGTGTAAGGCAATATGCCTTTGTTTTTACGTCTAGAGAGCCTTACGGGGGAGATGTATTACAGAATATAGATAATAGCGGATTCTATGAAAAGTTCGCTGAATGGATAGAAGAAAATAACAATAATAACGTATTGCCAGTGCTAGAAAATAACTTAGAACCTTTAGAAATTAAAATTACTAGCACTGGCTATGCTTTTGCCGTTACAGAGGATACGGCACAATTTCAGATACAGTTAAAATTAAAATATTTTAAGAAAGGAATGAATTAAATGAGCGTGCGTAAACGTAAAATACAAGCAAATTATTTAGAAGTAGCGGATGCCTTCGAGTTACTAGGAACAGGCTTTACAGAGCTTAATGAAAGTCCTTCAGCTCAAACTACTAGTAAAAGGTATATAAATCAATCTAGTGCAAGTCAAAGTATTACCGGATATGAGTGGGCTACTGAATTCACAGCGGATCAGATTGCAAGTGAAAAGGCCATAGAACATATTAGAAATATTGGGGAACTGCAATTGACAGGCAGTGATACTGAAACAGATTACTTAATAGTAGATTTGGATAAGCCTTCAGCTACTACTGGTTTTAGAGCTAGAAAATTTAAAGTAGCAATATCAATTGATTCTTTTCCGGATAATGATGGAGAACTAGGCATTGAAGGTTCTTTTTTAGGTATAAGTGACCCAGTATTAGGTACTTTCGATACAACTACCAAAAAATTTACAGAAGGTTTTACACCTAAAACAGAAGGAACAACTACAATTGAGGAGGGTAAATAATGAAAATTAATGGAGTGGAATTACAAGATTTAGAAATACTTGATTTGGAAGTTGCTGAAAAGTACGAAAAGGCAATTAAGGGTATTGAAGGAATGGCTGAAAAAGTAAAAGACATGACAATAGCTGAGAGTATTAGAACTCAATGCACTGCTATTTTTAAAGTGTTTAATGATTTGTTTGGTGAAGGTACAGATAAAAAAATATTTGGAAATAAAGTTAACTTATTAACTTGTTTACAAGCTTTTGATGAACTTATAACTCAAACAAATACATCTCGTGCAGAAGTTGAAAAAATAGCTAATAAATATTCTCCCAATAGGGCAGCTAGAAGAAAGAAAAAATAATGAATATATTAATAGATTTAGTACCAACTACAATTAAAATAGAGGATGTAGAATATGAAATAAATAGCGACTTCCGTACCTCTATTTTATTTGAACTACTTATGCAAGATAACTATATAAATGAAGAAAATAAGATTATACAAGCCTTACAGCTTTATTATTCTGTTATACCACCTAATATTAATTTAGCTGTAGATAAAATGCTATGGTTTTATAGATGTGGAAAGGATATAATACCATCTAAAGGTACTGGAAAGGGTAAAAGTACACAAATTTATTCTTTTAATTTTGATGATGATTATATTTATAGTGCTTTTTTAGACCAGTATAGAATTGATTTACAAGACATAGAATATCTACATTGGTGGAAGTTTAAAGCTATGTTTAAGGCCCTTAAGGAAGATAATGAGATAGTTAAAATAATGGGATATAGAAGTATGGATTTATCTAAAATAAAAGATAAAGAAGAAAAAAATTATTATAGAAAAATGCAAGAATTATATAAGATTCCTATAAATAAAGATGAAAAAGATAAGTTAGAAGAAATAAATAATATTTTACTAAATGGTGGGGATGTTAGCAAAGTATTGTAATATATTCCTTATGTATTGTATAATTGTGGTACATATTACATAAGGGGGATTTTTAAATATGAAAAAGAATTTAGTAATTATTTTTTTATGCACAATTATAAGTTTAAGTCTTGTAGGATGCGGATTTACTGAAGGAGTTAAAAAAGGAGCTGAAGATGCAAATAAAAAGAATAATACTAAAGTAGCTGTAGAAACAAAAAAAGATGTTAAGAAATTTAATGTTGATTGGGCAAAATGTATAGAAGATACTAAGAAGGAATTAACTAATAAAGATAATTTTAGTTATGTTAAAGATATTTATATAAAAGTAGAAAATAATAAGATAACATTTACTGCTGCTTTAGATGATGCCACAAATGATAAAGTAGCACTTGATTTTGCAGATACAATGTTAAGAAGATTTAATGCCAACGCTCAACTTCAGGATAGTTCTATAAAGGGCGGCGAGAAAAATTATTTAGGTGGTCTATATGATACCTATGATATAAGCATTGGAATTGCTCCATTGAGTAAAACAAATAGTCAAAAAGATTGGTACGTTTTTGATGCTATTTCTAAAGGTGATTAATATTGAAGAAATAAGATGTCCTGATTGTAATCAGTTACTTTTGAGGGCTGATTATGTCAAAGGTGAAATAAAGTGTATTAGATGTAAGAAAATAATTAAATTAGAAATTAAACAAAGAACAGAGCCTAGAGCCACACAATAGAGAGTAGTGAGCCAGAGCCTGTCTTTTTTTATTTTATGGAAAAAGGCAGGTGGAAAATATATGGCAGATGGTAGCATTGTTATAGATACTAGAATTGATAGTAGTGGCGCTGAAAAAGGAGTAAGTAAACTAAATAGTATAGCTGGTAAAAGTGTTAAAGTTTTTACAGGAGCGGTTGCAGCTACGGGAACAGTATTAAGTGGATTAGGAGCTTATGCCATTAAAGTTGGTTCTAACTTTGAAGAAGGTATGTCCAAAGTTTCAGCTATATCTGGAGCTACTGGAGAAGATCTTAAAAAGTTAACTGAAAAAGCTAAAGAAATGGGGTCCAAGACAAAATTCTCCGCAACAGAAAGTGCTGAAGCCATGCAATATATGGCAATGGCCGGATGGAAAACTGGAGATATGCTAAATGGAATAGAAGGTATTATGAATTTAGCAGCTGCATCCGGAGAAGATTTAGCTTCGGTATCTGATATTGTTACAGATGCGCTTACTGCTTTTGGAATGTCTGCTAAGGATAGTGCTAAATTTGCAGATTTATTAGCTAGTGCTGCAAGTAATTCCAATACTAATGTTAGTATGTTGGGGGAATCTTTTAAATATGTTGCTCCAGTAGCTGGTGCTTTAGGACATAGTGCGAAAGATACCGCTTTTGCTTTGGGCTTAATGGCTAGTGCAGGTATAAAAAGTAGTCAAAGTGGTACTGCACTTAGGGCTTCTTTAACTAACCTCGCACATCCTAGTAAGCAAATGGCTGAAGAAATGGATAGGTTAGGTATATCCTTAACTGATTCTAATGGAAAAGTTAAAGAAGGTAAGGCATTATATGATGAATTAAGGCAAAAATTTAGTGGACTAACTGATGCTCAAAAAACTCAAGCTGCTACTACTATATTTGGAAAAGAAGCTATGAGCGGTATGTTAGCTATTATAAATGCTTCTGACGCAGATTACAAAAAACTTTACGAAAATTTATCTAATTGTGATGGTGCAGCTAAAAAAACAGCTGAAACAATGAACAATAATTTAAAAGGACAAATTACGCTTTTAAGTTCAGCTTTGGAAAGCTTGGGGATTGAATTATACGAAAGTGTAAATAATCCAATGAAAGAAGTTGTTAGAACTGCGAATGAAATGGTGCAACAACTTTCAAATGCATTTAAAGAAGGTGGATTAACTAGTTTAGTAACTGAATTGGGGAATGTATTTGCCACTATAATAACAAATATAGCAGCTCAATTGCCCCAAATGATTAATTTATCAGTACAAGTAATACAAAGTTTTATAACAGGTATACAAAATAATTTACCATTAATAGCAACGT